GTGATCCATGAGCTGCGCGCCGGGGAAGGCTGATCGATGAACTTGCGCACCATCCGCATCGAAGGGCAGCAATGACGCAATTCGCGTTCAGCGATTTCCTGCCCGGCTCAATGGCAATGGCCCTGCGCCGCATCGCCATCGAGGGCGGCCCACCGCCCGGCCCCGAGCTAGGGACACCAACGCCAAAGCCGGTGGATGTGGTGATCGACCTGCTCGGCAAGCGTATGGTGCCCGATCAGGACCGCGGCCGGCTACACAAGGCGCTTGACCGCGCCGACGCACCAGACCAAACCCGCGAGGGTATGGACAAGGCGCTCGGGAGGGCCATCAGGCGGTGAGTGACATTGTGACCAAGCTGCGCGACGTGATCGGGCACGAAGCCATTTCCATTCCCGAGTTCCGTTCGCTACTGGCTGAGGCTGCGAACACGATCGAACGCCAGCGCGCGACGATCTTCACGTGGGAAGCCGCGGCCCGGTTTGAGCACGGCAGCATGGAGCGGCCGACGCCGGACATGCCAGTGACCATCACGGACACGCCGACCAGCACGCCACGCTGACCCAAGTTGGACCATTCTGACCCTATTTGGTCGGACTGAAATCCTAGACGCAAAAACACGGGCCGCAGCTTCGGAACCGCGGCCCGCGAGTTGAATCAGCGAGTATGCACCAATGAAACCGGGCGGGGTGGCCCGGTCGGGGCGCCACGCGGAACACGGCGGCGGGTAACGCCAATGTTGCGCGCAACGCAACTTTCTAGTCCCGGCTGCGCTCCGCTGGCAACCTAAGAATCGGCCAGATAGGCGATCCCAACCATCACCAGCGCCCAAAGCCCGACAAGGGCGCTTAGCATGACATACAACGTGCGCTGATCCCGTCGTTGAGTGCGTGCCAGATCGCAATAAATCGCCGCGCGCTCGCGTTCCGCCGCCTCGAATGCCGCCATCACCTCGCGCGCCGCCTGACCGGCCGGCGTGCCGGTGACGATCTTCAACCAAAGGGCGTGCTCGAAACCGATCATTGATACCGCGGGGCTGGTGGGCCGGGCGGCGCCCTCGCGGCATTCCACCCGACCCGTAGCGCCCGACCGGAGCGACCCTGCCGGGCACCGGCGCCACAACTAGCACAGCAAGGCACACATGAGCGAGACTACCGACACCGCCACGCAGGGCGGCGGGGAAGCGACGGCTAACCCGGAACCTGCCGCACTTGACGATACGGAAGCCCCCGCGCCGGCTGATACAGGCGCCGCACACGACACGAAGCCTACCGAGACTGACGCCGACAGGGCCGCCAATCGCATCGCCCGCCTGACCTCACGCTATGCGGGCAAAGCGCGTGAGGCTGAAGAATTGGCGGCCCGCGTCGCGCAGCTCGAAGCCGGCAACCGCACCCCGCAAGATGCCGATTTCGAGAAAGCCGTTGAAGCGGCTACCGAGCAACGCCTAGCCGCACGGCACGCCAAAGAGCGGGCTGACGCCTTTCATGAGGCGGGCCGCGCCGCCTATCCCGACTGGCAGGATCGATGCTCCGCGCTGGTCGCAATGGGCGCCGACGCGCAAATGAGTAGCCTGCTGGTCGAAATGAAGGACGGCGCCAAGGTGGCGGCTGCCCTGCATGACGATCCCGACGAATTGGAGAGAATAGCCCGGCTGACCACGCCGACCGCGCGCGCAATCGCGCTTGGCGTCTACGCCGGCCGCCTCGACGCCGCGCAGTCTGTTTCCTCCCCCTCGCGCGGTGAAACTGGATCGGTGTCGGGACGTGCGGTGTCCCGTGCGCCGGCACCGATCCGCCCTGTGCAGGGCCGCGCCAACCCGGCATTCAACGAATACGCCGCGGGCGATGCGAGCAACGGCAACGAGGCATTGGTTGACTACTACATGAAGGCCGACCGCATCCGTCGCGGCTTGCCGGGATAGTTGCATCCGAAACCGTCGCGTCCGGTATAGACGCCGCCCCACCAACCCGACCGAGCTGGGATAACGCTCGCGCCCGTGCCTGCCGCTGCTCGCCGCACTACTCGCCCCCCATCGCGACAGAGGAATCAGCCCGAATAACGCAACCGCGTGACGGGCAATCCATGCACTCTGTCACGAAAGGCGCGCGGCTATGGCCACGTCAGCTACCAACACCCTTCTTACCGTCGATATGATCACCGCGAAAGCGCTGGCGATCCTGCACCAAAAGCTGAATTTCGTTGGCTCGATCAATCGCCAGTATGACAGCAGCTTCGCGCAGACTGGCGCGAAAATCGGCGATACCCTCCGCATCCGGTTGCCCAACCAATACACCGTGCGGACCACGATGACACTGGCGCCGCAGAACACCACGGAGCTGAACACGTCGCTCGCCGTGACCAACGTTTCCGGCGTGGATATCAGCTTTTCAACGACTGACTTGACGTTGAAAATTGACGATTTCGCCGCCCGCTACATCGAGCCGGCGGTTGCCGTGATCGCCGCCAACATCGAAAGCCGCGCAGTGGCTATGGCGAAGGATGTCTATAACAACGTCAACGGCCAGGGCAGCGCCCAGACCCTCAAAAACTTCCTCACCGGCCGCAAAATCCTGCTCGATAACCTCACGCCGCAGTCAAAGCAGTGGTTGGCGCGCGTCAACACGCAGGATAACGTCGATCTGGTGGACAGCCTCAAAGGCTTGTTCCAACAGTCAACCGCCATCGCATCGCAATATACGGACGGCGTGATGGGCGTCACTGGCGGTTTCGAGTTCGCCGAAAACACGCACTTGAACACCTTCACCCGCTCGGCCGCCGTCTCCTACGCGGTGTCCACCACCAGCACCACCGGCGACAGCACGCTAGTCGTGAAAACCGGCACCGGCACAGCGCTGCAGGGCGAGGTGTTTACTATTGCCGGCGTCAATCGTGTTCACCCGGAAACCAAGGTGGACACCGGCGTGTTGCAGCCGTTTGTGCTCACCGCGGATGCTGGTGGTGCAGGCACGCAGACATGGAGCATATCGCCGAGCATCAACTACGCCTCGCCGCACGCTGCACGCGACAACCTGACCAAGCTGCCGACCGCCAACGACGCGATTACCTTCATTGGCACGGCCAGCGTCGCGGTCGGGCAGTCGCTCGTGTATCACCCGGACGCGTTCACCTTCGCATCGGCCGACCTAGTAATGCCGGGTGGTGTGGACATGGCAAGCCGGGCGCAGAAAGAAGGCATAAGTATTCGCCTAGTCCGCCAGTATGATATAAACAATGATTATTTGCCTTGCAGGCTCGATGTATTGTGGGGGTGCAAAACTATACGGCCGCAGCTTGCGTGTCGTATGTTCGCAAACTAGCACAATACTTGCGCTATAGTCAATAGCTAGCTTGCCGGCAAGGGGCGGTTTCTCCACCGCTGTTGCGCGTGTTGGCCGAGCGCGCCCTTGCCGGCGTCGGCCGCTTTCTCAAAGGACCAGACACCATGCCCTTTCAACCCGGCACCCGTATGCACTCGGGCGAGGCGATCAACACCAACACCGCGACCGGCATTCCCCGCGTTGTCGTGCCCGTCACCACCGATACCATCACCCTCGCTGCCGATGACACCGTGCTTTACGTCAATCCAGCGGGAACCATCGCTGCGCTGACGATCAAGCTGCCGCCTGTCGCCGGCCAGCCTAACGGCAAGGTGGCGCGCATCAGCTTCGCGCAGATCGTGACCACGTTGACCGTGCAGGATAGCGCGGCTGGTGCGGTGGCAACCACCGCGGGCGCCGTCGCGACCGCCCATGAATATCGTTACATCAGCAGCGCAATCGGCTGGGTGCGCTGGGCATAGGGGCTAATCCAATGATCAAACTGCGCTGGCCGCTGCTGGCAACGGCTGGGCTGTTGTTGGCAGGCGCGGCCCCTACACCCGGGCCGGGCGTGCCGACCTCGACCGGCACGTTGCAGGGCACGTTTCCGTTCTATTGGGATGGCTCGGCTTTCCAACCGCAAGGCAATAGCTCCGCGATCACCGTTGGCACGGCGGGCACGCCGTCAACCGCCGTGGTATCGGTGCAGGGCATAACCGGCGGAACCACCGTGCCGGTAACGAACCTGCCGTCCACCTCCGCAACCTACGGCATCACGCCGGTTGTCTCGGCATCGCTCGAAAACAGCCACATACTCGATGCCTCGCCGGGCAATCTCTATTCCGTCTATGCGTCGAACCTGACCGGCGGCGCCGCCGGCAACCTGCAAATCTTCAACGCCACATCGGCCCCGGTTGATGGGGCCGTGACGCCGATTGTGTGCGTCCCGTTCAATAGCAACGGGGTGGCGCTGGCTAACTATCTGAACGGCCCGCCGGCTGTCTTTGCCACCGGGATCACCGCGGTAATTTCATCTGCAACGAGTTGTTTCACCAAAACAACCGGCGTTCTGACCGGCTTCATTTCGGGGATGGTGAAATGAGCACGAACAAGATGCGATGGCTGGCCGGCGCTGCGGCACTGACTCTGCTGCCGGCTGTCGTGCTGGCGCAAAGTGTCACGCCGGGCACCGAACGCGCCATGCAAACCGTGCAGTTCACCGCCACCGGCGGCAACTCGTGGACCGTGCCGGCGAGCTGCAACGGTGGCGTGACGCCGTGTGAGTTCTTTGTGTCCGGCACGGCTGGCGGTGGGGCCGGCGGATCAGGCCAGAACAGCGCCAACACGGCCGGCGGCGGTGGTGGTGGTGCCGGTTCATCGGTCGAGCGCGTGCGCTATCTGGCCGCGCCGGGCACCGTCTGCACGGCCACCGTGGGCACCGGCGGCACGCCGGGGGCGGTTGGCAGCAACGGTGGCATTGGTGTGCAGTCATCGTTCCTGTGCACGGGCGGCCTGACGATCATCATCCGCCCGGGCACGGGCGGTTTGGCTGGCGCTGCAGGCGTTGGCGGGGTGGGCGGCGCCTCGGTTTTCAACAATGAAGGCATGGGCGGCGCGGCCGGCGGCGCCGCGGGAACGGCTGCCGCCGTGTCGGCCAACTCGACCGTGGCGTTAGCTGGCATCATCGGCGATCTGCGCGAAGGTTGGCCCGGCGGTGGCGGTGGCGCTACGGCTGGCACGGCCGGCAAGGGCGGCGCATGGCGCTGGCGCTTAGGCGACGGCGTGGTTGCGGGCACCGGCAACGGTGCAGGCGGCGGTGGTGGCAGCGGGTGGTTCGGGCTTGGCTCAGTCGGCGGCATTGTCGGCGTCGCCGGTACGACATGCACCGCGAGCGTGGCGCAAGGCTATGGCGGCGGGGGCGGCGGGGGCGGCGCTAACTTTGCTGGCGGGGCTGGCTGCGCCGGCATGATCGCCATTTCCGGCAACTGGTAATGATCACCAGCACCGGGGACCTGGTGACGTTCTGCCTCCGTGCGAGCGGCATCAACGGCGTCGGCCAGACGCCATCCGCGGAGGACAGCAACACCGGCTTGGAACTGCTGGCAATGCTGGTTGCGCAGTGGCAGCGCAAGCGGTGGCTTGTGCCGTCGCTGATTGACCTGCCGATCACCAGCACCGGCGCACAGTCGTACACCATCGGCCCGGTGCGGCCGACCATGCTCCATGCGGCTTATGCCCGACTGCTGCCGGCCGGGAGCAACCCGCTGGATGTCTCGCTTGGCATCATCGAATCACGCGAGGATTACAGCCAAATAACCTTGAAATCGCTGTCCACATGGCCGGCGGTGGCCTTCCTCGACACCGCATGGCCGACCGGGCGAGTGTATGTCTGGCCGATCCCGCCGGCCGGGCAATTCGAGCTGCATTTCATCTTCCCCGCGGCGCTGCCGACCTATACCGCGCTCACCGATCCGATCGATCTGCCGCCCGAATATCGCGAAGCGCTGCTGTGGTCCTTATGTGTGCGGCTACAGATGACATACGGGTTGCCCGCGCGGCCGGATCATGTGGCGGCCATGCACCAAGCGGTGTCCGTGGTGTCGGGAGCGAATACGCAGATTGGCACGCTGGTTTCACCGATCGGTGCGCGCCGTGGCGGCTCGATGGCGGCCGGATCCTCGCCGAGCTTCATGTCCGGCGGGATGAGCTGATGTCCGACATCGTTTATCCCGCGAATGGCTTTCCCGAAGGGGAGGACGTGCGGTTTCCGCCAGCGGCCGAATTCCCGGTGATCGGGGTTGGCCCGGCAGGGGCCGATGGTGCAGCCGGAGCAACTGGAGCAACTGGAGCGACTGGCGCGACTGGCGCAACCGGAGCGACCGGGCCGACGATATGGAACGCCGGCAGCGTCACCGCGCTAGGCACCCATCTGGCAATCACCGGCACGACGCTGGACACCGCCGGTATGGCGCCCCTGGCCAGCCCCACATTCACCGGCACACCGGCCGCGCCAACCGCCGCGCCGGGCACCAACACCACGCAGCTTGCCACCACGGCATTTTCCGCTGCCGCGATCACCGCCGCGGCCTACACCCTACCGACGGCCAGCACGTCGGTTTTGGGCGGCGTGAAGGTGGATGGCACCTCGATCAACATCACCACCGGGACGATTTCGGCGATCGGCGCCCCACCGTCCGGTGCGGCCGGCGGTGGCCTGACCGGCACCTATCCTAACCCGACCGTTGCCACCGTGCCGGCCACGGCACTGCCCAACCCGTCAGCCTCGACGCTCGGCGGGGTACAAAGCGCTGCCGCCGTCTCGCACAAATGGATTGCCAGCATCAGCACGGCGGGCGTGCCATCGCTGACGCAGCCGGCAGCGTCCGACGTGTCCGGCTTGGCCACATCCGCCACCACGGACACCACCAACGCGACCAACATCAACAGCGGCACGCTTGCGGTGGCGCAGGGCGGCACCGGGCTAGGTGCGGGCACATCGGGCGGCGTGCTGGCCTACACGGCGACAGGCACCCTCGCGAGTTCTGTCCTGCTCACCAACCACGCGCTTGTCGTGGGTGGCGGTGCAGGCGTGGCGCCCGGCGTTGTCGCCTCGCTCGGCACGTCCACCACGTTGCTGCACGGTGCCGCGGCCGGCAATCCGACATGGAGCGCGGT